CGCGCAGATCATGGCTGTATTTCTGTTCCATGATTGTCTGCGCGAAGTGACTCATTTTCTCGGACATTTCTTCTCTTTCACTTATTCTTTAACCCAACGGTCAGCAATGTGACCTTCAAAGGTCATTTCTACTTTGTGCATAACTTCCGCTGCTGCACGTTTGAACGCATCTCCAACCAAAGCTTTAACCTGCTCACCGAATCTCTTGGGGCACTGAATAATCAATTCGTCATGCACCATGCTGAGCAACTTAGCTTTGAATTGTGGCAGAGTGTGCCATAGGTAAGGCTTTCCATTGGCATCAAATCCTGAGCCCATAGCTCTCTTGATGATTGAAGCGTTGGTACCTTGAATGCGATGATTTTTACCACGACGAGAAATAGAACCCATCATGGATTTCATAGCCCAACGAATTTCTGAGTCTGTTGGATTACGATGTGTTAACTTGGAAATTTCTTCTTTGTTAGGCTCACGCAGATTCTGTAACTTGAACTGAAGAATGTTTTCTTTTTGTTGTTCCTCAGGAAGTTCCAGCTTCTCCATTCTATCATCATCATCCAAAATCCACTGCTTAGCACTTTCATATGTGGGCGTAGGGAACGATCTTCTACGACCATACATATCGCGGGATTCTTTATCTCGCTTGGCTTCTTCACCAGAGCGGTACAAGAAGTTCCACACATCAGGAAATGCAGCTTCGTGCTGTTTCATCAATTCTTTTGCAGCGTCTACGGTGATGTCTAGCTGGTCAGCCAGTGCATCTGGTCCTCCACCGTAACACAACAAGAAGTTAATGGCCTTGGTGTTATCACGAAGTTTCTTGTGAATTTTGCATTTGCACTTTTGACGCTTTAATTCACCTTTGTCATCTTTTTCGTAGTACGCGCATCCAGCTTCTGTTCCCTCTTCCCACTGTTTACGCTCAAGAATTTCAGTAGAGACAGAGTGAACGTCCCAGCCTTTGTTGAAAGCCATGATCCACGAAGTTGCATTCGCTAAGTCAGCAATAATTCTCAACTCAGCACCAGACATGTCGCACGTTACAATTACGTAACCATCTGGTTCATTAAAATCTGGTGGATCACATATGAAACAATCACGTACTTCTTTTTCTTTTGGAAGGTTCTGAGCATTCGGTTTCGATGAAGAGCTTCGTCCCGTTTCTGCCTCAAGCTGGTTGAAGGTGCAATGTAGACGACCGTCACCGGGATGCCTGAAGCCTTCTTCTTTGCATGGCTTGTTTACCCAGCGAGTGACCCACTGCATACCATACGTGCCGGTGTCCTTCTTACCTTTACGATATTTACGCAAAGTCTGAATGATTGGCCGGTCGTTAAATTTCAGCAATACTTCGTCTCCGACACTTTCTATTGCACCCATGCCGGGGAACTTTCTCAAAGTCTGTAAAAGTTGTGCATTGGAACCGTAATTAATGTAAGCTTCGCCTTCACACTTGGGATATTCTTTTTTCCACTCAGTGCGTGCTTTGCTTTTTTCTGAGTACGCAGCACGAGCAGACGCTTTCATTAGCCTACGATGAAGCTGTAGATTTTTCAGAACAGCTTTTAGTTCTGCTTTCTTTACTGGGTCCTTCTCCAATCGTACAGCGGCAGCTTGTTCTTTTTCTGCTTCTGTTGCTTCTTCAAACTCTGTTTTCCAGACCAGCTCAAGACGATTAATTTCATCTTCATCAATCTGGTTGTCTTTGTGTCCTACTATCGGCAAAAAAGATGCATCTAGAATTTTAACTTCTTCGATGCGTCGAAGTTGCGTTGCCTTGATGCGTTCGATCCATTTTTCATCGTTTAAGTTTTGTCCATGCAAGTGCATGTCAACATAACTTCCGATAGCTTCATTCTCGATAGTAGCAGTTGTTATTAGTTGATCACGCTCTAGAATGCGTTGCTGGGCCTGCCACACAGAGATTGGTGAACGAATATCAAATGCGGCATACTCAATTTGTTCTTGTGTGAGAGGTGTTTCTATATCGAATGTCTTCTGCTTCTCTTTATCGATCTCTAGTTTGAAATATCTTTTAAAGATTTCAAACATAGAAAACTCGCTGTACTTCTTAAGAGATATTCTTCCGGCCTGCATTACACGCTCAGCAAAGTCCATGCTGTACAAATGCCAGATACGCAAGCCGAAGTTCCAGCGCATCACTTCGTATTCGAATCCTAGGTTCTGTCCTATTTTTAGAAACGCATTAGAACACAACACAGGCTCGATGATGTCTATGATATCTTTGTACGTGTCGCCGCAGTTAGCTCCATAGTTGCCCTGCGTCTCTATTAATTTTTCTCTAGAACCGGCAAACGAGAGCAGATCAATAACGTATTGTTCGTTCTTGTCTCCAAACTGCATTGTGCGAACACGTCTATTCCAGAAGTCTACCGTGATGTTGGTCTCGGTATCGAAGCCGGTATAAGGAACGGGTTCTGCCTTCTTACGTTCAAAGAAGTCTCTTAATTTTTTTAAGCCGTCCTTGTTTGTGATGAACGTGATGTTCATTGGAGGCTTAAGCTCGGAAAGAACGAGCTTCTTGTGCTGAGTCTGATTTTCCAATTTGTCCTTTTGAAATTATGACCTGCCGCAAAGTTTGCGGCACGTTACCAAACGCCGGGGTAGAGCTTTCTGGTCTTGCTGAAGTTGATGGATCGGTGCCGACCGACAAAAGTCTCGTTCATTGAAGCATTTAAAGCTTTGAGTTCCGTGTAGGCTTGTTTCAGTTTTTCTGCCTTCTCTTCTGAAGTTATTGAAAGAGAAAGCTTTATGGCTTCTATTCGATCTTGCCAGAGGGCTATTTGCCTTCTAAGCTCCTGTCTTTTCTTGGAAATTGAATCTGGAGTGCGTGTAGATAGCTTCATAAGTTGTTTATTTTCAATGCTTAGCAAATACCTATTGACAATAACCACTTACTGCCCCTATACTTTAACAAGTAAGTGATTGATTCTTATAGAACCATATGTAGTATATAGTATTACCGGGGGGAAACGATTCTAGTATCGCACGACTTACCTCGAAAGTCAAGTTGATATAACCCGTGTATTTACTATAAGATACGGTTTTAGATTTTTGATATAACTCGTTTTAAATCAGTATGATACGTAAATGTCATTCCATATTTAAACTTTATTTTTTGCGTTGACTCTGCATTTTTTACTTGACAAATTCACTTAGTTATGGTATAGTAATACTGTACCCTCAAATAAGGCGTACATCACATTGTAGACGCATTCGCGTCCTCCCGGCTCTCCCTTTACTCCTTTTTGGTTGAGGGCCGGGATTCAGATTGGGCTAAGTCTAGAAGTAGATGGTATCGCAACAAGGTATACGCCCAACGTTTATCTTCGTATTTCGAGCTGGCGCAACATATTGTGTAAGACGCACTCTTTCGAAGAAAAGCACCCGAGGCTGACTGGCCTAGTCCCTCAGCCTCGCCTGTGCTCTAAAATTTTAAATGCGTCTATGGCGTAATTTAGCAGCCGCGCTGGATTTAGACTCCAGTGGTTAACAGCCGTGGGGGTGCAAGTCCCTCTAGGCGCACCAATTTTAAGATGTTCCGATATCCTGCAAAAGTGACGTGGATGTAGCGAGCAGGCTGAAAGTCAAAGGTGACTACTCCTAGAGTATCTTCCATACCAATTTTATACTAACTCAGACAATCGCGCCTTATCGGATCAAGCACTGTGTGGTTAATACCTTGCGGAGCGCTTCATCTTAAGGTGAGGAAAGTCAGGACTGCAAAGAGCACCCTACCGTGGAAGCTGCGGGAGCCGCGAGGCTACGATAAGAGCAACAGTGACGAATCCCTTGAGTGGGAGTGAAACGGGCAATCTCTAGGGGCAGCAATTTCAAATAGGATGGCAGTGATCCTGCTCGGGGAGCCATCGGGTTGAAAGCTAAGACGAATGATTGTCCGGTGGAAAATATTCCATTGACAGAATCCTGCTTACAGAGTTAGTATTATTTTTATTGCCTTTGTAGTTCAGTGATAGAACTCTCCCTTGGTAAGGGAGCAACGATGGTTTGATTCCATCCTTGGGCTCCATGCCACTGTAGCATAATGACAGTGCACCAAGCTTGTACCTTGGCGTGTGTGGGTTTAACTCCTACCAGTGGCTCCAGTTTATTTAGTGGCGTAGAAAACAGGTACTTCTTGCATATAGAGCGAGCGGTTCGATTCCGTAGCAAGGGCTGGTGCCTTTCCTGTATTCGCTTGTTCCCTAAATAGAGTTTTATGCCTGAGTAATTTAAGATGCTAGAATACCTCTCTCGTAAAGAGGTTGTACTGGGTGCGATTCCCAGTCTTAGGCTCCAATTTACGACTCCCCGTAGAAATACGGTTGTGCAATCTATAGGATTGCACCATACACTGGTGGGCAAGGAGACGAAGCCCCTTCTCTTACAAAGAAGGATTACCGTTGGTGCGAATCCAACCCGGTGTACCAATTTTAGGGCGCGTAGCAACTGGTGTAGCCACCGGGTTGTGACCCCGCGTGAAAGAGATTCGATTTCTCGCGTGCCCTCCATGTACGTTTGGCGAAGAGGCTAAACGCGGACGGCTGCAACCCGTCTAGGCGCAGGTTCGAATCCTGCAACGTACTCCAAATTTTTATTGGCTGTTAGTTTTTAATAGCAGAACGTTCGGCTCTGACCCGAATGGTCGAGGTGCAAGTCCTTGACGGCCAGCCAATCTCGTCGTGGTGGAATTAGCAGACACGGAAGTCTTAAAAACTTCTGCCGTCAGGCGTATGGGTGCGAGTCCCATCTTCGAGACCAATTTTAAATCCGAGAGTGGTGGAACAGGCAGACACAGCAGTCTCAAAAACTGCCGCAGTAAATGCATAAGAGTTCGACTCTCTTCTTTCGGACCATAGGCGAGTACGTCAACAGCAGACAGCACTCCTGATTAGAGTGAAATGAGTGTGCAACTCACTCCTTGCCTACCAGTTTTGAGGCAACCGCATCCATTCGGTATTTAGGTCTTACGTTGGATAATGGAACTGCAACGTATGTAAATCCTGCCTCAAATTTTTATAGCCCTGTCGTTCAAGAGCAGGACGGAAAGCTTTGACCTTTCTAACCAAGGTGCAAATCCTTGCGGGGCTTCCATATTTGCGTGGTGTTGTGTACGGTTACTTCTTTGGATGAAAATACACCGTACACGTTTGTTCCCGTGAATAAATTTTATGGCCTCTTAGCTGAGATAGCATAGCAACGGATTGAAACCCCGTGGACGGAGATGCGAGCGCTCCAGTGGTCACCATTTAAATGCACGTTTCGCATAACGGCTATTGCAGGAGGCTGTAACCCTCCCGGCTCTAAGAGCTATTGGTGGTTCGAATCCATCAGCGTGCACCAATTTAATTGTAATGTTCCTATCTGGTCTAACGGCAGGATAGCGCACTGTTAATGCGTAGGGTGCTGGTTCGAATCCAGCGGTAGGAGCCATGTCTTGTTCGTCTAGTGATCTAGGATGGAAGCCTTTCAAGCTTTTGACGCGGGTTTGAATCCCGCACGAGACACCAAATTTATGAATCTTGAAGATGGGGTGGGTATTGGATTCTGAGAAGACCGTAAAAAACCCACCCAAATTTTAGCCGCAGGGTAACCGATGTTGCTCAATGCTGAAGTACAAAGAAAAGCAATAAGTTTCTGCGGCACCGATTTTATGAGGTTCTATCGTTCAACAGATAGGATGAAAAGCTACGAACTTTTAGATCAGGGTGCAATTCCCTGTGGGACCTCCATTTTGCAAAGGCCGAGTGCAGGCCGATGTGGGCAGCACTGCGAAATCCACATCTATCACTTATTCGTCTAGTGGCTTAGGATACTTCCCTCTCAAGGAAGTGACGCGGATTCGACTTCCGCATGAGTGACCAAGTTTAGAGGTGTTGTACGGTAGCGCCGTAAATTGCGTAAGCATGAACGTTAAAACTTAATTGAGAGCATTCGTTACCTCTCAGCCTCACAAAATTTATTGAGAGTTGTCAGAGTGGTTTATCGAGCATGTTTGCTAAACATGTGATGCCCAGCAATGGGGTCCAAGGGTTCGAATCCCTTACTCTCATCCAGTTTGAAACCGAGAGTTGGCAGAGCGGATTAATGCAACGGTCTTGAAAACCGCCGCTTCCTTGATGAAAGGGGCCGCGAGTTCGAATCTCGCACTCTCGTCCACGGCTTGTTAGGGGAGTGGCTGTCCCCAGTCCCCTGTCACGGGACAGATCATGGGTTCGAATCCCATACAGGTCGCCATTTTATTTAGTAGCTGATTCAGCGTTGTAATTCCCCGCAGATGTCGTTGGGTGTCGCCTTCGGCTACTTGAGCGAGCTTAGTTTAGTAGTAGAACCGGTCGTTGCCAACGACTAGGCGAGAGTGCGATTCTCTCAGTTCGCTCCACGCGAGGCTGGTGTTTAACAGCAGCATGTTTGGCTTCCAACCAAACGGAACGAGTGCAAATCTCGTGCTTCGCTCCATATATGAGATTGATGTTTAACGGCAGCATGTTCGTCTCCAAAACGAATCGTGCGGGTTCGAATCCTGCATCTCATGCCAATTTTGTTCGGCAGTAGAAGTATAAATTTGACTCAGGAGTGTTTATGGCTACCCTAAACAGAGCAGTAAAGTCTGCACCTATCTTCACACATGAAGGTGCAGTTGCAAAGAAAATCACCAAAGCAAAAGAATTAGAGCGCTCAGTAATGGCGTGCATGCTTTGGGAAGACCAATTTTATGAAGACGGGCAGGCAATCGCAGAGCGTATTAAGACGCTGGTGCACTCGCTTCCCGGCAAAACCGTAGCTGACATCGCTGTTAAGGCGAGAGAAGAAATGAAGCTACGTCACGTACCTCTATTGTTAGCGCGTGAACTGGCCCGTCACCCAAAAGTGACTGAGCGTCAGTACGTAGCGGAACTTCTGGAACGCGTAATTCAGCGCCCAGATGAGTTGACTGAGTACGTGGCAATCTATTGGAAAGACGGCAAGGAGCCTTTATCAGCGCAGAGTAAGCGTGGATTGGCGCGAGCCTTCGGTAAGTTCGAAGAGTATGCACTTGCTAAGTACAACCGTGACGGTGCAGTAAAGCTGCGCGATGTTCTTTTCCTTTCTCACGCTAAGCCTGAGAATAAGAAACAGGAAAAGCTTTTCAAGAAGGTTGTCAATAACGAATTGAAGACGCCAGATACGTGGGAAGTTGCTCTCTCAGGAGGCGCTGACAAGGGTGAAACCTTTACGCGACTGATCGAAGAAGAGAAGCTTGGAGCGTTGGCTCTATTGCGTAACCTTCGCAATATGGAGCAGTCTGGGGTAAGCAAGACGCTGATCAAGAGCGCCTTGAGAAAGATTGATGTGAGCAGAGTGCTGCCATTCAGATTCATTTCTGCGGCGAAGTATGCCCCAGACCTAGAGCCTGAATTAGAGCAGGCTATGTTCAAGGCATTGGAGAAGATGCCTAAGCTAAAGGGCAAGACGATTCTTCTTGTAGATAACTCTGGTAGCATGTACGGTACCCCAGTTTCGGCAAAGAGTGAGATCGACCGCAGTGATGCGGCTTGTGCTCTGGCTATTCTCCTTCGTGAGATTTGTGAAGACGTAGAAGTTCTTTCGTTTTCAAATTCTCCCGTTTTGGTTCCAGCCCGTAGAGGTTTTGCGCTTCGAGATGCAATTAAGAACGCTACAAGCCACGGGTCAACCAACACGGAATCAGCGAAAAGAGTAGCTGATGCCCGTGGTTACGACCGTATCATCATCGTTACTGATGAGCAATCGCATCAGACAGTATCTACACCTAACGGTGTAGGATACGTGATCAATGTGGCTTCTTATCAGAACGGTATCGGATACGGAAAATGGAGCCACCTTGACGGATGGTCGGAATCTGTAGTAAATTGGATTCAGGCTTACGAAAACGAATAAGTTATAAAGTTTGTGTGGCGTAGATTACAGTTACTTCTTACCATTAACAAGAGAAGCTCCTAATACGAGCTTATAATCTCTGTAATCGTTTGTTCCCACGATGAGTTCGCTCTGTGGTGTAAGTGCGGCACGACTCCCATTGGGGAGGGTGGCTGAGGTTGCTCTCAGCGGGGCGACCAAATTTTAAGTTTAGATTGCATGGCGTAGGACACAGTTACTTCACTGCTAATGAAGAGGCGTGGGTTCGACTCCCACCGGAGACTTCGGTCTCCGTAGCTTAGTGGCAGAGCGCTAAAATCTCTGTGACCGCTTGTTCCTGCATCTAATAAATTTTCATTATGGCGTAGAAAACAGATACTTCATACTTGATGACGCAAACCACTGACACTTCGGTGGCAGTCAACTCCGTATGGAACGCTAGGCACGTCTAAAAATGCTAGGGAAGCCTGTAGCCGTCACTCACAGTAATCACCTCCGGGCGATACTTTAGGGTGAATACACGGATGAAACTACAGCAGCGTAGTCAATACGTTGATTCCCGCTCTGTTTTCGCCTGTTCCTAATGAGACAATTTTCGGTGTGTTGGGTAATCTGGCTAACCCCCTCGCCTTGGACGCGAGTATATGGAGGTTCAAATCCTCCCGCGCCGACCAATTTTACGTGAGCATGGCATAAGGGACCGTGCACCAATCTTCTAAATTGGCTTATGTAGGTTCGAATCCTACTGCTCACCCCATTTTGACGTTCCTGAGACGATAAAACTCAGGTGGTTGCGGACGCACTTGTTCATCTTTCTGCGGAAAAGAGAAAAGATGAGCACGTATAGCACAGTTAAGAAGGCAATAAAGAAACGAAGAGAGTGGCTGGATACATATAAAAATAAACCATGTAACAGATGCGGCAATAAATTCCCATCGTATGTTATGGATTTTCACCATGTAAACCCAGACACAAAAAGATTTAATCTTAGTGCAGGAATTTTTAGACATAGTAGAGAAAGCATTTTAGAGGAATTAAAGAAGTGCATACTATTGTGTGCTAACTGTCACAGGATAATTGAGTATAAATTGCGGGAACGTAGTCTGGTGGCTACGGATGTCTCATAAGCATCACATGGACGAGTTCGATTCTCGCTCCCGCACCCAATTTTGCGGTCTCCTAGGAGCGTTACCGGAGGCCGCAACCAATTTGTAAACGTCCGCGCCGGGATTGGGCGTCGTAAAGGAACCCCGGCAATCCCTCTTTCCCCAGAAGGATTAGATGAAGAAGGCAGAAGACGTAAGATTAGCGCTGGTATTTAAAGATTTTGCTGCATGGATAAGAACTAGCTGTGTTGGACTGAATGTAGCAGGGTTTACCACAGCGCAAGTACTAAGAGAATACGGAGTGGATGTCACCGTGTTCCCTGTAAGGCACAACGTTGATATTGTGCATGCCGTTGATAAATACAACGAAACCCACGATAAGCCTCTCACGCACGTAGTTATATCTGCTCCTTGGCTTAGCCTTCATGATTTAAAGTCTCTAGTTAAAAATTTTAAAGACATAGAATTTGTTATACTTTCTCACTCAAACGTTGGGTTTCTGCAAGCTGACCCAGAAGGTGTAGAGTTATTGAGAAAGTACCAAGAACTTTCGGAGAAATATCCTAACTTAAAAGTTGGTGGCAACTCTGAAAGATTTGTAGAGTGGTTTGAAAAAGCATACGAGAGAGAAGCGGTTCTTCTCCCTAATCTTTATCCGCTGACATATCAGCGCCAAAAAGAGCCGTGGGACGGTGTTAGTCCTATAAAGATCGGCGCATTTGGTGCAGTACGTCCCGAGAAGAACTTTATGACTGCTACAGCGGCTGCAGTTCTTATACAAAAAGAACTTCAAGTACCTGTAGAGTTTCATATGTCTTCCGGTGGAGAAGGAGACCAAGGTAGAGTTTCTCCAGCTATAGGCCAGATGACCGACAATATACCGGGGTTCACCCTTGTACGTCATAACTGGCAGCCATGGGATCAATTCATTCATCTGGTAAGCAGCATGGATTTGTTGATTCAGGTTTCTTATACGGAATCCTTCAACATGGTAACGGCAGACGGAGTGTTGGCCGGTGTACCTTCTGTGGTATCATCTGCGATATATTGGGCTCCAGATTCATGGAAAGCCGATGCCGATGACGCGGTAGAAATATCTGAAGTAGGCATCAACTTGTTATTAAGAGACGATGCAGCGATACAAGGCACGAAAGCCTTGATTAAGCACAATAAAAGAAGTATTGAAAAATGGTTTCATTTCCTTTATGGTAAGAAAGAAAATTTCTTTGAACGATTAATAAAATTCTTTCGTTACACAGAACCATTTTAAGTGGGCGATTAGTTTATTCAGGAAAACTCTCGGCTTGCACCCGAGGGAGGACGGAGCGTAGCCGTCATTGTCCACCAAAATTGTTAGTTATACACACGAGGGTAGGCCCAACAGGGTCTACCCTTTTTTGTTGTCCGAACGCGCTAAATGCGCCGTGGGCCTTGACCAAAAAGTCGGCTCATCGAGCGCTGTCTGGTGGTCTTGAATTCTGCTCGACAGGCAACTGTCAAATGGAAGAGATAATTGACCCTTTGTTGAACCCTTACTACTTTGCTAGTGAGGCAGGCGATACCGCATTGGACCCTAACGAGATTCAAGCATTACGAAATAAAAAGAGGAAGCATGAAGCAAAGAGAAATCTTCGCCATAATGTTCCTCAGTGATTTTTTAGCTATCTTTATAACCTGCGCTAACCTGAGAGCGGTAGCGCAGGGTTCTTATTTCTGGACCGCAATCACAGAACCAACCTTAGCATTAGGATGCTTTTGGATCGGGAAGTTGATGATGGACAGAGAAGAATGGAGAACGTGGATAGCGGGTGTAGGTGGAGCTATAGGAGCCACCGTAGGTTCTCTGCTCTCGATATATACTACGACTCATTTGTACAAATAGGAGACTCAGAATGACTGTTATTGAAGAAGTTAAGCAAGAAGTTGCTAAGGTTGAAGAGAAAGTAGCAGAAGTTGTTGCCGAAGTTAAGAAGGGCGATGACCGTATTAAGATTGAAATCGAAGCCACTGAAAAGCTGGCGTTGACCAAAGTAGAGAATGAGTACCTGAAGGCACAGGTGGAGATTCAGCAACTAAGCAACCGCATTCAGCAGGTGCAGGAAGCAGCCAACAAAGCGCGTACTTCATACAACGCAAAGATGGAAGAGTTGGCAAAGAAGTATGCATTTGACATTAAAAAGTTTGTGTATAACTCTGTAGAAGAAGTCATTGGAAAGCTGCCAGAAGCAGTGCAGCAAGGTAAGTAAATTATGGGTGACGACACGATAGACTTGTCTCAGGCGTCTACACCTGCGGTAACTACAACTGCTATCGTAGTCAAGAATGCTAAGGGTGACGGGACCAGCATAAGGCTGAAAGATAGTTCAGGAAAGTTTGTTCGTAAGAATAAACCCATGCCGGTTAGCAGTCAAGAAATTAAGCGCATTGGTCGTAAGGCCATGATGAAGGTCAAAGAAGGCGCTAAGAAGACTGAAATACAGGCCATGGTGGAGACCGCTATAAAGTGGGCCAACTATGATCCCGGTGTAGATGAGAAGGGCAATCCTGTAGCTCCTGATCCAAAAATGGTAGCAGCATCTAAGCAGTGGGCCGACTGGCTTATGCTTCACTTTGTTGGTAAGCCCGGTCTTACTGAAGAAGACAAAGAAGACAACAAGATTTCCGGCATTAAGTTCGTAGTGTTTGAGAGACCAGAACTCATGAACAAAGAAGTAGTTAACTACGAAGACAGACAAAAACAGCCGGATAAACCTGCGTTTGCCGAAGTACTCAGCGTAGAGACAAACGACCAGTAGAAAGATTTAAATGCCCCGCAAAGTACCAACTGAGGATAAGGCGAGACCGGCATATTTGAATGCTGATGGCACCCTAAATCTAAATAAGATTTTTGAGTTCCAACCTAAACAGACAGAACTTATTCGTCCTACATCGGTAGATGGAATTATTTACCATTTACCTGTAGCTCCTCAATGTCTATCTGTTGGTGGTATTCGATCCGGTAAAACTAGCGGTTGGTTAATGTACTTGGTTATTAACTACTGTTTAGCATGGGAAAAATGCGACATATTGGTTTTGAGACGTACGTTTAAGGAATTAGAAAGTGGAGCTATTGCCGATTTTAAGGCTTTCGTTCCTCCAGAGCTTTACACGTATAACCCTACAAGCCACGTAGCAACTTTTTTTAACGGCTCTCGCGTTGTGTTTGGTCATTGCCAGAACAATAAAGAGAGAGATATTGAACAGTACTTAGGACAAGCTTATCCCGGCATCTTGGTTGACGAATGTGGTCAGTTCTCACCAGAAGCATGGATGATGCTATATTCTCGTAATACAGTTAATGCATCCTGTTTGCCTAATGCTCATGGGCACATGCCCATTCCGTGTATTGTTGGTTGCACCAACCCTCTCGGTCCACATTATGAATACTACAGAACAGTATTCGTGCAGAAAGAGCCATGGCAGCGACCAGAGGAAGCACGTAAAGACGAAAATGGAGCATGGTGGGTGCTGGAAGCTGGTGAGTGGAGACTTATCTACGATCCAAAAGCTTACGCATACCAACGCTCTACAGTACTTGACAATTTAAAATTGCTAGCACGCGACCCGGCTATACTTTCCCGTCTTAACAGCATGCCAAAAGCAAAGCGCGATAAGCTTTTGCTTGGTTTGGATGGAGTAGTAGAGGGTCAATATTTTGATGTGTTCTCTGAGGATTACCATGTAATCAATTTAAGAGAGGACCCAGACGCCATCATATGGCAACAGTACCAGCCGGTATGGGCATCACAAGACTGGTCTATGGGTGGTCACTATAACGCAGCTTATTTCTTCACCAAAGCAATGGTGAAGTTGGTAAACGGCGATTATAAACTTAAGACAGTTTGTTTCAAAGAGATGGTTCTGACAGGAGGAAAGACCCACAAAGAATGGGCTTCTATCCTAAAGCAGATGTGCAAGCTTCCTAACGGTATGGAAGTAGTTCCTAAAGCTATTTACTTTTCTCACGAAAAGTTTTCTAAGCAAGTAACAGCACATAGCCCTGCAGATGAGTATTCAAGAGAATTAAGAGTAGTAGGTTTACCAGCAGTAACTAGAGCTACCATGGATCGTATAGGTTCAGCAGCGTTGATGTATAACATGCTGAAGAACGGTGAATTGGTAATTCTAGATAATTGTAAAGATATCATCCGATCTATTCCAGCACTTATGCGTGATCCTGACCTTATGGATGACGTACTTAAGGTCAATGCCAAAGGCGACGACTGCTATGACGGATTTAGATACGGACTGTACGGTCAGTTAGCTGGCCGCAAAAAGCCACGAGAACAAGAGGTTGAAGAGCATGCAAAGACTCTTGACCCATTGGCACGACACTTCTACTTAATGAAACTTGCATCGGATAAAGCAAATTCTAGCACAATGTTCACGCAAGAGAAGATTCCTCAGTGGCAAGTAAAGATAATTAACCAGTAGGAGACTCAGAATGACCGGAAGTGATATTCGACATTTCTTTCGAGAGCTTTTTGGGTCTCGTTTGGTAGAACGTTTGGAAGAAGACCTTGTACGCTTGCGAGCAGACTTTGAAAATCGCCTGCAAGACAAAGAGTCTATCATCGCTAATTTGAGAGAAGAGAAGCAGCAGTTAATTGCTAAAGTTAATCTCTATGAACTCACAATTATGCCGAGGGCATCTGCACAGGGCGCAGAGGTAGTTGCTTACTCTAAACCAACTAAACCCAATTTTTCTAAAGAAATGTTCATGTCTCCACCTGCTATCTCTAACTGGCAACGTTTGGTAATGGAAAACGATTTAAAAAATGCTAAAGAGCTAGAAGAAGAGAGAAAAGCAAAGGAGACCAAGAGTGTCTGAAAAAGAGACTAAGAAAAGCATATGCCACGTAGGTGTTGACGTGGTTGAAAACGGATTTAAACTTTGCGTTTGCTATAAGAATGAGCCTTCTCTCTCCGAGAGAGCGGGTTGGGTTCCTCCATCATTTGGAGAGAGCAAGGATTATGTAGCAAAGACTAAAGCCGATTTGAAGAAACAATTGGAAAAAATAGTTGACGAGATGTAAGCGGCTACAAAGCCTAGGAGAATACAGTGCCATTTCCAACAAAAGATGGAAGTAAGAAATTTGGTAGCCGTTTTGCTCAGCGTAAATACGATCAGCACCACGGTGCGGCTGAAAAACCGGCTGAGAAACCAGCGGCATCAGCAGGCGCTAAGCTGATGAATGATGCTCATGAGTCGCAAGAAACTCCTGAGTTTGAATCTGGGGAACAAGAAGGTGCACAAGAAGGACAACAGCAGCAAGAGGCTCCCGAACAAGTAGTAAAACAGCATGGGAAAGCTCAGCATGTGCACGTTAGTCACGATAATACTAACAATAAGCATCATGTGCACTCTGTACATGCAGATGGTCACGTACATGACAGCGATCACGCATCGGCGCAAGAAGCACAGACAGCAGCAAAGCAATTGGGTGGAGGAGACCAGACGGCTTCCGAACTACCACAAGATGAAGGCGCACCTGAGCCAGACGGCTTTAAGATGCCACGCTTAGCGTAAAAAAGGACAATTCTAATGGCATTTGAAAGCAAAAGAGAGCCCGGTAAAAAGTTTGGTTCTGTTTATCAACAGCGTAGATTTGATTCCTACGGAGCTACTGAACAGCCAGCCGGTAAAGAATCAAACGAAAAAGCTGAGTCACAAGATACAGGTACGGAGAAGCGTGCGGCACACGTGCACTATTCCCATGATCACGATGGTGGCAAGCACAAAGTAACAAAGACCCACGAGGACGGTTCTCAGACTACCAGCGAATACAACAGCGCTGCAGAGGCTTATGAAGCTGGTGGAACTGAGCAAGCAACTGATGTTAAAAAGCGTACTCATCCAGACCAACAAGGCGCTGAGAGTGAAGAACGCAATTATGAGATGCCTGATCTAGTTTAAATACGGAGAATAGAATATGAGCACAGGTGTAATTGGAACCAATACAAACGGCCAGCCCGTGTTTGCTAACGATCAGTGCACCATCATGGGCATTGTTGCTAGTATTTCAGGTAGTGGATCAACCGCAAGTTGTACGATAACTACAAAATCTAATGACAGCATTGTTGTACAGGCCCAAGATTGCTATGCACCTCTTGCAGGTGGACCTGTTAACCCTTTGGATAGCTCTGCGACTAACCCAGCAGTAGCGCAAGGTGGTATGGAATTTGGAACTGGATTTCAGGTATCGGTAAGAGGAGTTGTTACCGGTCTAGTGTCTGGTTCTGGAAGCACAGCATTGCTCAGCATTAAACTAGCCAACTCACAGAATTCAGTGAATGCAAGTGCAGGAGCACTTCAGTCCGCCGCAAGCGTGGCTGGAAACCTAGTGTAAATGCCGTTTTCATCCAAGGCGCAACAGAGATTCCTTTATGCCCATCCTGAAAAGGTAGGAGGCAAGGAGAAACTGGCAGAGTGGTCGAGCGCCACCAATTTTGATTCTCTGCCAGAGAAGAAGTCTAAGAAAAAGAAGTTCGCTCACGCACGAAAGAAATAACAGGAGAGCAGATGGCTGACCCAAACGGAGTACCGGCTAACGCAAATCATGATGGACCAAGCTCGACGGTTCAGCCTGAAAAGCCAGAGGATAGCCCTTTAGGGGTGTATGCGTCCTTCGACTACTCTAGCGAGCCATTTGCTCAGTTATCAGATGAAGCTAAAGGCACGTTACTACAGCTAGACGGTATAGCTACAAGAACTGACGTAGCCGCTAGAAGATTAGAAGTAGAGCAAGCGTGGGAAGCTATCCATTTTGATCGTGGGTACCAACACTTGCTGAGAGGTAAACAGGGAGGGTGGATTCTTCCCGGTAACACTACTGGATATGGAGCATCACAACAGTACACCAACAATGGAATATACGACACAAACGTATATGGACCAAAAGGTGACATCATCGTTGCGGCTCTATCCAGAGAAGTTCCAAAGGTAGAATTTTTCCCCAATAATCCTGATTACGGCCCAGATATTATCGCTGCTGAAGAAGCCGATAATTTTAAAATGATTTGGGCACGCAATAACAATTTGCATCAGTTGTTGGTAGACACAGCACGTATATTTTGGAATGAAGATAGAGTCCTATTGTGGACGCGTTACGAGCTTAACGGCCAAGAATACGGCTATGAAGAAGATCAACCAGTTCCAACAGTACCAGAGGATAGACTAAATCCTCCACCGGCAGTAGAGACAGGGCAGGAAGGTCTTGACGACATTCTTTCTCAAGATACATCCTTAGTTCCTGAATCTTTAGATATAACTGACCAAGAAGGAGAAGGAGAAGAGCCGGACACAACGGCTGCTCCAGTACGTAAGCCTCTAGGTAGAGAAGTGACATCAGTGTTTGGTAAGTTGGATCACAAAGTACCTATAGCTGTTGATCACCTAAAAGATATGCAGTTTGTGCAGTTGTTTGAGGATGTTGATGTAGTTATTGCCAAGGCTAAATTTCCTTGGATTGCAGACAAACTCAAGCCCGGTTCAGATAAAATTTCAGAATCTGAACTAGATAGAATTGCTAGAGAGAATACCAGACAAGCAGTGCTTGGAGCATATGTTACTGGTGATTCTTTTTCTAGACATATTGTAGTAAAGCATACTTGGTTTCGTCCCTCAATGTTTATGGATGAACAAGTAGATGATGCAATAAGAGCAGAGTTGCTAGAAAAGTTTCCAGATGGATGCTTGTTAGTTAAAGCAGGATCAGAATTTGCTTTTGCACGCAATGAGAACATGGATGACCACCTTGTTATAGGTCACCCTTTCTCAGGCAAAGGTCAAAATCGTAGATCAATGGGAGACGCGTTGATTTCTATTCAAAAGAGAATCAACGATTGGGTTGACTTGTTGGATGACTACTTCAAGCGCACCGTACCTAAAAAGTGGTACAACGCTGAGGCTTTCGATATGGAGGCTATGAAGAAGAATCCTAATGTTCCGGGTTCCTCAGGTCCATTCCAAATTCAGCCGGGTTTAACAGCACGAGATCAGTATATGTTCGTGGAAGAAACCCCTCAGCCTCAAGCTGCATTAGCAGATTTTATTAAGTGGTTTATTTCCGGCCTGTCAGAAGAGATTTCTGGAGCGCTGCCATCGTTGTTTGGTGCAGCCACTGGAGAAGAGACGGTAGGAAATGCAGTAATTCAGAGAGACCAAGCTCTTCAGCGCGTGGGTTGCCCATGGAACGCAATCCAAGATTTGTTTGCTGAGGCTGCACGACAAGCAGTAAAGTGCGCTGCAGAATGTAGAGAAGGAAAAAGAATTTCTCAAAACATTCCAGTTGGAGGTAACACAGGAGAAACTAAGAACGTATCCGTTAACACTACGAATTTAGCTAATGGAAATGTTCTATGCTACGCCGAATCTAACCCAGCATTCCCAGAATCTTGGCAGCAAAAAGAGTCTAAGATGCTGAAGATGATTGACACTGCAATTCAGAACCCTGAATTAGCGCAGTGGCTGTTCTCATCGCAGAATCTTCCTATATTGGTCGATGCTATACGAATGAAGAACTTCAAAGTTCCCGGCGCAACCTCTGTTACTAAGCAAAAGTATGAGTTTGAAACTCTGCTTCGTAGCGGACCTGATCCCAACCCACAGGTTGAACAGGCCAAAGCATCTCTGGAACAAGCACAGGATGGGTATCAACAAGCTCAGCAAGCGGCACAATTATCAGGAGGACAACTTCCACCTGAGATGTCTGGTGCAGAGCAGATGATGCAGCAGCTACAACAAGTGATACAAAGCTTACCTCCTAATATCAGCACTATACCAGTGGCTGAGGATGAAAGCGAAAATCACCAGATTGAAGCTGATACATGTTTTGATTGGATGAATTCCAACGAAGGTCAAAAATTCAAGTATGGCACGCCGGAACAAAAGGCTGCATATGAGAACGTACACCTGCATTGGAGTGAGCACCTAGCTATGGCAAAGAAAATTGCCGCAGAGAATGCTCCTCCAGCACAAGCTAAACCTGCAAGTATGTCAATACCTATTGACAAGATGCCAGTAAGCGTGGCGATACAGGCTTTGGCTAAAGATGGAATTCAAGCCAAGCCGGAAGACTTTGAGCAGCATCAGAAACAACAGTTGAACGATGCAGTAGCTAAGAAAGTTATACCGGATGCAATGAAAACGCAGTAAGACAAAGGGTGCCTACGGGCACCCTTTTCTATTGACTCAGAAGACTCACGAGGAGCCATAGATGGCTGAATCAGTATTAGATTTCGCTGGCCTAGATGCTCAGGCTACGGCAGCAGAGAATACCACACCAGAAGTTAACTCAGAAACTACTGAGGTGGAAACCACAGAAACACCTACCGTAGAAACTACTACGGAAGTTGGCAATGAAACTACAGACTCAGGAAAAGAAGGCGCTGAAGGCAAGACCGAGGTAGCAGCCGGGGATAAGACTGAAGCCACCAAGGAAGAGCTTCCCGGCACAGAGAGTACACCTCAGGAAGTTCGTAAGGCATTGAAGGCATTTAAGGATGCTGATCCTAAGAATTCTGCCATGGTTAAGCAGTTGCATGGTGCGTTTGAGCGCCACGAAGCCTACAAAGCAGAATTCCCTACGGTTCAAGAAGCGCGAGAAGCCAAACAGTTTATCGAGAATATCGGTGGATATGAAGGCTTTGAACAGCTACAGAACACCTTAAAAAGTGTGGAAGAAAGTGATCATCTTCTTTACTCAGGAGATGCTAAACTTCTAGATAATATCTATGAAGACATGAAGAGTGAAGGCAAGCAGGACGCGTTTGGTAAGCTGGCTTCCCCGTTCTTAGATAAGTTAAAGGACGTGGATAAGAAGGCATACTACGCTACTCTTACTCCTCATTATGTTGAGAGCCTAGAAAGAGCGAAGCTTCCCGATGTGATAGCTGCTCTAACTAATTTGGCTGAAGTCGGTGACGAAAAGAGCGTAGCCGAAATTAAAGCTATTGTTGCTGATATGGGAGATTGGTTTGGTAAGCTAAAAGGCGAAGCGGCCAAAGCAAAACAAGCTCCTACCCCAGAGCAACTAGCACTTAAGGCTGACCGAGAAAAATTTGAGAAGGAACAGCAAGAATTCAAGACCAACCAAACTAAGGAATTCCAAAGTGCGGTGGGAAAAGAAGCCGAAACTACCAGCAATAACATGTTGGGTAAGCATTTGACTCCTTTCTTGAAGAGTGCGTATTTCAAAGGGTTTAGCAGAGAGAACCTTCGCCCATTGGCAGCAGAGATTCAGCGTAATTTGCGTGATGAACTTTCTTCCGACAAAGCTTATCAAACCCAAATGAAGGCCCTATGGGGAGCAAAGACTCCAGACAAAGGTAAAATCCTTCAGTATCACAAGACAAAAGTTGAAACCATGGCAGATCGCATTGTACGCAGTGCGGTGCAGAGAATGTACCCAGATCATGCCAAAGGCGGTAGCGCAGCCGGTCGTATTGCTGCAGCTAATCAGAAAAAGGAACAAACACAGAAACAGGATGCTGTAGCTGTGGCTTCCGGTAAGCCCGTGTATGTAGCGGTAAAGCCTAAGAATCTGAATAGAGATATGGACCCCCAAAGCCTGCTAGAAATTGCAGGAAAAGGATACATTCCTGACGGAAAAGGCAAGTGGAAACTGGTAACTTGGAGACGATAAGTTACTAAATGATTACCTATAGACTAATTACCTATAGGATAGAGTTGAGGGGTGCCAATCCACCCCTCTTCTCGACTTGATTGGAAGGTTCACATTGTTGAATTCAGAAAAGAATAAAATTAGATACAATGATTTGAAATCCAAAGGTTTATGTGTTTGTTGTGGTGATAGTCCGGCTGTTGTTCCTAGCGGTCACGGCAGACCTACCATCAAATTCTGTATAGAATGTAGAAATCGCATAAATCAAGGAAGAAGCGAAAAAAGATTACAACAAAAGTCCTTAGTATTGACACATTATGGTCCCAATAATAAGCTTAAATGTTGTTGGGATGGATGTGAAGTGTGTGATCCTGATATGTTGAGTTTGGACCATATAGATAACACGGGAAATGAAGATAGAAAGAAAACAGGTCTGAGCGGTATCACTCTTTATTACAAACTAATAAAACAAGGGTTCCCTCAAGGATTTCAAACTCTGTGCCACAATCACCAATGGAAAAAGGAAATACTAAGAAGACGTGCTGATATAAACGGCACACCAACGTGGCGCAAGTAATATTGCTGCCATGAAATCAAATTAGGAGATAAACATGGCAGATCAAGTAACAGATCGCGCAGGTAAGCCGGTCAACACTGGAGATGGAGTTACTATTGTAGGAACCGTAACTTCTACTTCAAGCACAGGACCTTCAGCTAACGTAGTTGTGAAGTTGGCCGGTTCAGGTAATACCGTAACCGTACAAGCACAAGACGTAGCAGCTTCAACTCAAACTCTGTAATACCGACTCAACCTTAAAGTTCTCTTTGAGAGAACTGGATTACGGTTTGAGGGGAGCCCGGTGTGGCTCCTTAGTAGCACTATCGTGATGGAACCGAATCACCTAGACCAAGGACAAGGTATAGGCTACTAAAGAGCTACACAAGCTTAGCTTTACACTATCCAAAAAAGAGCAGTGGTGGCGTGAACACCTAAAATATGAGCGACTTTCAAGGACGTGGAAACAAATTGACTCACATGGCGTGGTAAGGCTTGTGCCTTATGGCGTACATTAATTGTTTTTGGAAAGAAACGTAATATGTCTGCTCTATTAGAAGCAGCCGTGGAAGCAGTGGAACTTGACGCGTTTGCGAAAGAGATTCCTGATCTAGTTTTCCATGGTACTACAGCCTACAGCATGTTTAAGGCTGAAGCAACAAACATCCCCGTTAGCAATCAGTCTAACGCTGGTGGTGTACAACGTCCTTCGTTCCGCGTACCTTTCCGCGTACAAGCGGGTTCTGCTATTTCTCAGGGAACTGGTAACGCAGATTCGATGCTTCGTGGTTCTGGTTCACAGTGGGCTTCGTTCGCCATTGCTCCAGTGTACTTGTTCAACGTTTGCGAAATCTCGTGGTTAGCTCAGGCTTCTACGGATAGCAAGCAGAAGGGCTTGTTCGCTGTAAAGGCACAGGAAATGAAGAACTCTTTGGACGCTGCTATGCAGGGTTCGAAGGTCTTAATTAACGCTGACGGTTCTGGTATGATTGACCAGATTCCAAGCACAGCTACAATCGTTCTATCTGGTGGTTCACCTGCAGCACAGACTGCAAGTATCGCCGGTGTCAACGTTGCAGTTGCGTTTACCGATCAGCAGGTTGTGAAGTTCTACAGTACCGCTGGTGTGCAGCGTACTGGAGGTGGAAACTCTACGGCTACTATCAGCTATTCTGATGGTCCTAGCAACACCTTGTATTTCAGCACAGTCCTGCCTTCAGACGTAGTTACAACTGACTACATCGTTGTGCAGGGAGCGACCTATGGTGCCGGGAACTCTATTCTTGGTATCAAGGCGTGGGACGTTAACTCAAACACCGGTACCATCGGTGGATTGAACCGTAACGCGTATCCCGGTCGCCTAAGCACCCCAACCATTAACTTGGCCGGTGCAGCATTGACCCCAAATATTGCACAGCGTGCAGAAGTTCTGCTAGGTCGTGCATTGGGTCCAGATGCAGATAGCATTAAGTCGGGCGTGTGGTATGGTCCGCCTGAGCAGGCGATGGCTCAGAGCAACTTGTTTTACAACGTTCAGATCATCAACGCTCAGGAAGTAAAGGGCGACAAGACGATGGATATGTCACGTAAGTATTTCAGTGACACATTCGGTGGACGTAAGTATCACAAGAGCTTCACGTTCTCGCCAAACCGTATGGACCTGTTGGTTCTTGACCACTGGTACATCGGTGAGTTGTCACCTCTGGAGTTGTATGACTTCGGTGGTGGTAACGTAGTTGCTCCGGTGCCTGACATCGGCAATGGAACGTCAAACGGTTCGTACTTGACCAGCCATATGTTCGCGTACAATACGTGCTTCAACTTGGCAAACAGTGCACCTCGTGCTGGACTTTACATCCAGAACGCAGCCGTTCCTACCATTTGATTCTAAAGGACTTAAGTGGTATTTAAGTTGTGAAGTCTTGGGCCTCATGAACTCAAGATATGGAGGGAGTAGCCTAACCTACTCCCTTCTCACTCTGTTAGGAGAGAAAATGAAAGATAAATACGCTTCACAAAAGAAATGGTATGCAAACCATAAAGTCGAGGCGGATAGATATAGAGCAGATTGGACTAGAAAAGATAGATTGGAAAATCCAGACTTTTATCGTGCCCGAGAATTTGCTCGTGAAATGAAGAAGTACTCCACGACTGTAGAATGGTACAGAGATAAGTTGATTGAACAGCGCGGTCTCTGCGCTCTGTGCGAGCATCTTAACCATTCTCAGCGTGGAGGACTTCATCGTCTGTCAGTAGACCATATGATCACTCTTGCTGTGATTTGAAAACAAAATCATGCAGTAAATGCCTTCGTGGTTTGATTTGTGAAAAGTGTAATTTAAAACTAGCCACTATAGAAGCTGTTCTCAAAGAAGGAACAATTGTACCTATTATGAGTACATGGCTAGACAAAGCATTAAGATATTTGACTCAGTATTCAACACAAGTTTCTGCACAGCGTACTCTACGTACAGAGCGTGCAGGTAATCCCTCGTGACGGTGCCGTGCGTAGAGCCGATGCACCGTCCGTAGGGTGTATATAAGACTCAGGAGACTCAATAATGACATTAGGTGGCGGTGACGCCTTAGCTCGTGGCGCTCGTA